AATCTTCCCGATATATTATTGGTTACTTTATAAATATAATACATGTATCAAATCTTTATTATCATATATATCGCAAAAAAGTTTGAAAAAAAAGAGGATAATAATTTATCCTCTTAAAATTTAGACTTTGAAATATTAGGTAAATCCATCTTCGGGATTTTAAACCCCCCATAGTCCGTTTTTTGGGAAGGCTTCTGAGCTTGAGCTTTTTTCATCTCTTGCTCTTCTTTCTTATATCTTTTCTCCTCCTCCTTATCGTGTTCTTCTAATTCCTGAAGAATATATTCGATTTCATAAAAATCCATTTGATATAAATCCATCGGGGAAATATGGAATCTATTAGCAAATATAAATTCTATTTTAATCCAGTTGAGAAAACGGATCTGAAATAAGGAAAATAGATTTAATCCCTCCTTGAAAGTTTAGCGGGATAACCCGCTCACCTCCGTTTTCATCTTTATATTTAAGTACAGGATTAATAGCTTCAGAGAAGATCTTTTTTACTTCTGTTAGCATTGAAATTTCTCCAGCAGACCAATTGTTGGAATCCATGACGAATTTTTCGTAAGAAGCATCATTTAACCCTCTCCAGTCGCCTATTACGAAGGGTGCATAGCTAATAAAATCCTCATCGAACATTTCACCAGCATTTCTTTTTCTATTGATATATTGTTTTAGCCAGTTTGTAACACCAGCTGTTGGCAGATGAACTCTGATTTTCTTTCCAGACTTAAAAGGAAGAACTATACATCTTTCATCAGGGGAATAGTATTTCATAACTCTATCATCAAAAGTGATATAGTTTACCATATCCTTAACAACATCTATTTTTGCCGTTTCGGATACCTTTGCTTGAAGCTTGTTATCCCCCTTAAGAAAGGTTCTTTCCCTGATTGCAAGAATAATATAGAAACGATCTACTTCTTTAATATCCCTCCAGGAAGATAATTTATTATCTGGATATTTTACATTGCAGCATCTTTCCAAAACATAATTCAACATATCATCAAGAACAAAAACATCATCTTCATTTAATGTTGACCAGTGTCTTATTTCAGCTGCCGTTGCTGAACGAATTATAATTTCAGTTTGCTCCGGGTAAAACAATCCCTGGGTAGGAAGATCTGTTGTTTTTAATTTTTCCCATCCCAATTCATTTTGAGGATCCTTTGACTGTGCAAATGGAAATGGAACAGCTCCAACGGGTATCGGAGTTATTAAAGGGCCGATTTGTCCTTCTTTTGACTCTGCAAATTCTCTTAATTTTTCTTCATTAGCATTTTCTGACATAGTTTATATAATTTTATACAATTTATCTATATATTATTATATGTCAAAAAGCTCGTTAGTTTCGAATAAATATTCATTTATCCTCTTTTTTCAAATTTTATATTGCCATTCCCCCATAATTTGATAAACCCTCTTTCTCTCATAATTTGATCTTCCGATTTATTTTTGTCAAACCCTTCTTTGACTAATTTATGCTTCATAAAATTACTTCTATGATATTTTTTCCCATCTTTTATCCACCAATAATTTGGATCAGTATCTTTAATGTGGGAGAATCCTAATCTATAGTATAAATCCCCTTGAGATATATCTCTATTTGCAAATGAAATAATGTTTTCTGAATTATATTTTTTTACAAAAACCGAGAATAATTTACTGGCTCCACCAACGATACTTGTATCCAATTTATTACAGAATCTTAATAGCTCATAGCCTCTGGCATTTCCTTTGAAAATCATTCTTTTTTTGCCAAAGGTCATTATAGAAACTAGTTCATTATTATTATATAATCCTATATTTATGGAAGAGAGGCAATCCCCCTGTATATGATTTTTTAACAAGAAATTTTTTTTGTTTATAGCATTAACATATTTAATTTCGCAATTTCTTGCGAATATTCTAAAGATATTTTGTTTTAATTTATTTCGCAAAATTGATTTAATAATTCCGTTTTTATATTTCCAGTCATCCTCCCAAATAGTTATAATATGAATGCCTCTTTCCTTAAAAAAATTCGTTTTTCTAACATGATCTTTTTTATTTTTAAATTTTTCACTATGCCAATAAAGCCCATTATATTCTATTCCTAACTTTTGATCCGGTAAATAAATATCCAATTCGATATTTTGAAATCCCCTAAAATTTTGCAGAATTTCCCCTTTATAAATTTCTCTCAAAAAATTAAAAACTTCTTTCTCACCATCACTTGAAAAGTCAAGATATTTATGTTTTTTACAATATTTCGTAAATCCAAATGAAGAAGTAGATACTAGCAATTCTTTATTTTCAGTGCATCCATTTTTTTCACAGATAGGTATTTTAGAAATATTATTTTTTATAAAATATATTTTATCTGAAAAACGTAGATTCAAATGGGGTAAAGAAAAATTATTAACTATTTTAAAAAATTGAGGCATATATTTTTTAAAATATAATGGAGTTTGCTGGCTAGAAGAAACAAAAATAATTTTTTTTAAGGCTTTTTTACATGCCTCAATCTCTTTGATGGATGGAATGTACTGATCACTCAGATAAAAATCACGGCATTTAGGGCATAGCATTTTAAATTCTTCCGGGATTTTAGCACTTCTTAATCTTTTTTGATTTTCTACTATTTGTTTCCCATGTAAATTACAATTGAAAAAATGCTTTGCTTGAGCTACAAATAATTCTTGGGAAAATAATCGGGGATCATCCTTGAAAACCGTAAATTTATTATTATTGAAATCTTTTACAACCACTTGATATTTAGAAGACTTAATGATATCCTCTGATTTTTTTTCATATTCTTCTTTAGAAAGATGGATGATTTCTTTCTTTTTAAGATCGTAGCATCGAATTTTTCCGGGTATATATTTTGGCATTTTTTAATTATTTTAATTATACGCCCAAATGGTTTAAAAGTTTTATTTTAGACAACAAAAAAGGCTTAACCGTTAGAGTTAAACCTTTAGCTTATATAGACTTTATATCTTATTATTATACAATAGTCTCATCCCAGGAATCACATGCTAAAACGTAACCTTCGATTCTGTAAATTTCTTCACTCATGTAAGCAATTTCAGGAACATTAAGGGGGGTTATGGGAAATACGTTATATAATTTCCATTGCCAATAAGGATTATTAGCTCTATCATAAAGAGTTATTAAAACCCATGGAGCGACATAATCGGCTTTAATACCGGTTCTACCAGTTAACGGATCATAAACTAAATCATTCCATTTTCTAAGGGTTTTTAGAACATAAGCACTTGGTGTACGATTCAAGTTAACTTCAAATGAAAGCGCAACATCCATCGTGGTCTTATCGGGTTTAGCTCCTGCAAATCTTCTTGCAGCCCATTTATAATTCTGTTGCTGCGGGGTTGTTGGAAATGAGTTTGATTCAAGACCGCCGATACTTATAATATTTTCAAGAAGAAGATTCGTGTTCTCTTCTGTAGAGCCGACGCCAACAGGAAGAGAGATCTGAACTGTAAATAAATTAAGGTATAAGGGTTCATATAATTCGGCTGCAGCTCTTGAACTTCTCCAATGAGGTATTCCGAATGTTCCTTGCGATTTTGAAAATTCTGCCATTTTTATTTATTTATTTTTTCTAATTTTCTTTATTTAAATTTTTATAGCAAACTCTACTGCCAACATATTTTTTATCATTTAATGTATTGGTTATTATGTATGTATAAATATGCTTTATCCCTCTCGTATTTATTATTTATTAAAGTGAACTAAAACTACCTGAACTGGATCCTCCTGTTTTGTATACTGTAATTCTCTGAATAATCTTTTCCATGCCTTTAGTAATCCAAACACCAATATCGATAATAGCAAATCCTTCATCGATAATATCGGGGGTATTGTTTGTTTCATCCATCACGATTTCGTATTGGGTAAGAGCTCCAGCATCCTGAATACTTTGAAGGATCGGGGTAATTGTATTAACAATAGTAAGTCTAGTTACAGCATTATTGAAATCAAATACAAAGTTTTTAAGAACTTCTTCCACCTGTAATTCAATTGTATTCAAAAGTTCCCTAACATGTAAGTAGTTATAATCACTTTTTACAGTTTGAAAAGCAGTTCTGTTAGAATAGATAAGTATTTCACCGGTTGATGTTCTTTCGACTATTGAATTGTATCCAAAAGGTTCAAGATAATTTCTATCCTGAACATCTAACTTATATTCTACTCCAGCCAAGTTTGGATTAGAAATAATGCCATTTTTATTTGCAACTATAGCATATGGATCCCCACCCAAGAATTTTCTTATAAAGCTATTTGCTACGTCAGCTGCTGGTGGAACAGAAATAATTTTATCTTGCTCTGTATAATTTAAAAAAGGCCCGAAAACCCCGGTAAATTTAGATCCATTATCTTCGTCGGGAAGAGAAAATTGAAAACTTCTCGGCATATCTGGGTTACCCCCCTGAGGAATATACTCAGTGCTAAATATTGGTTTTGGATCTACCCCATTAATAAAGGATTCGCAGAAATAAGGATCTTGACTTGCTGCAAATTGAGCTATTGAAGGTGCACTTAAAATAGCAGTACATTTTTCTCTCTTTTTAGCAAGCCTTGAAAGATAAACTTTACCTCCAAGATTAGGTCTTAATCCATAACCCATAGTATCAATTACGTATCTATAATTAATCATATCTGGATTAATTAATCCCCTAATGATTCCTTCATCTTCGAGCATTCCATAAATCTTAATAATTCCCTCTTCTGCATTTGGGGAGCCATTAATATCGTATCCGGGCAAATGATTTGAAGTAAGTTTAAGTCCTGTAAGAGGAAGAAATTTATAGCAAGTAGATACTGAAGCATCATCAATAGTCATCTGAGTTGTTATTGAAGCAGCTGTTACCCCTCCACTAACGGCTTCAGCCGTTTGAAGAACATAAACACCATTTGGAGAAGCGATAGTAGATACATCAGTTGTAAATGTTTTAGATGTTACATATGTTACACCCGGAATGCCATTATCGGATAATGCTAAATCTTTTTTAACTAATGTCCCTATACTGATTTTTGCAGAATCAGATGCATCATTTAAATAAAATTCTTTCCCCGTTGTTATTCCGGTTTTATAAATTGTAATATCTAAATCATTATGGAAAAAACTTGCGCTAACATCTATTTGATAACTTAGAAAAGCAGTAGAAACATCACCTACACTAATATCAATAAGTCCGTGTCCTACCAAATCTATAATATGACTTGCCCCTTCGGTCGAACTTCCGTCCCCCATTTCCCATTGACCCTGATTCTCGTCCCATATAAGCTGATCAAGAGCATCTTGATTAACATTAACCATAACTCCTGTTAAGGGGGTAGATGAATTTATAATGTCTTCAATGTTTTGATTAGATCCGGTTTGATCCCGGAATTCAGGAATAAATGTTCCGATCCAGGATCCTACCAAACTAACCTGTGGTAAATTTACGAAATCATTTAATTTTGAAGGAATAACTCCATTGGCATTAAAGTAAGATGAGAAAAATGGATCAGAAGCTAAATTAGAATAATTTGTCCAATCCCCTTCAACAGCAATAACCTGTATAAAATAATCTTTCATTAGGTCATTTGGACGTATCCATTCATAAGGAATAGCAGTTAGGGAGCCATACCAATCTTTAGCAGTTACACTATATCCCTGGATCCCAATAGCTTTTCTTACAATAACTGAAAGAGTTTTAGTCCCCACATTTGCAACTTGCAAAAGGGAAGTTCCTAAAATCTGATTTGCTCCGGATACCCCTTCTTTATTTCCAGCTACTCCCAATAAATAATCAGGATCAGCTTTCCAAAATCTTTCTCTATTAAAGAAATTGATATATTTATCCGCATATATCCCTTTATTCGCAATAGATGAATCTAATGATAATGAAACAAATCCAGTACTTTCAGCAGCTGCTACTGAAGGGTCTCCGCTACTTAAAGTTTTTAGATTAAGAAGGTTAAGAGCAAATACGGGTGCTTGAAGTAAGCAAGTATCTATCGATCTCTGAAAGAATGATCCTTTCTTCTCTAGTTTTTTGTCTATATCCCCAAAAAATCTGAAGCGATCCCTTGTAGAACGAATGAAGGTAGGAGCATTAAATGGGCCTACTTTTGAGAATCCAACCACTAATCTCAAGGACTGGGTAGAAACTGTAATCCTTTCAGATTGATCTACTTCGACTGTATATACGCCAGCTGATTTAAATTGTGATAGATCTAAAGAAAGTTTTGCCATATTTAAAGTTATTTTATATTCTTTTTTATATATATCCTTTAAACATTCTCAAAAAATACAACATTTTATTTTTCGAATTCAAATAAAAAATAAAATATTAATAAAATTGAAAGAGACAATTTAAATCTGAAATAGCAAAACAGATAATTTAGCCCATCCTCCACGGAAGCCCCGATTGAGATCCTCTGCCGGATCCACTATTATTTTTTTCATGAGATATCCAGATTTTTCTAATCTCTTCTTGTTCATTTGTAGTATCTGTCTGCTCGTAAAAAGCTTTAAACTGATCGTCTGTTACTTCGGCTTCACTATCTATAGGCTCCTGAAGTATTTGAAAAATATAGTTTTTTAAGGCAGATGCAGGCATCTGTTCTAAAAAATCATAAAGCCAGTCATTATATTCTGGTTCCTCATATAATCTAGAAAGATTTAAAGTGGACATAGCTATATCATCATGTTTCCCTATTCCCTTATAAGAATTTTTAGATTTGCCAAACGATCCGAATTCCGCGAGGGTTTCCTTCTCGTTAGGAATGATAGTTTTTTGGGAGATAAGTTTCTTTCCTAATTTGCAAAAATATTCTTTATTGGATGTAACTTTAAATCCCGCTTTTTTTCTTGGCAATTTTTCCCCGGGAACGGGAGCAGTGTGATAAGAACGCATTACCATATCTTCGGAATAATCATCATGTTCCATGAGTTTATTAAGATATGCTTTTCCATTAAAGTTCATCTCGATAACCCATTTAGATGTTTCCTTAGGAAACTGATCGAATACAATAGCCTTATTTACTTTCGCCATTACATCTTCGTCTCCTATATTATCCCTAAAAATCCCTATTTGTCTTAAACGAAATAAATTTTTTATAATTCTTTCATCTTTCCTTAATTTTCTTATTTTAGCTATAGATTTTGGCTCAACTGCCCAGATGGTTGTGATATTATAATCATTATCTTTACCCTCTTCATCGCTATCTTTTCCATCAGCAATATCATTCGAAAGAACAAAACGGATTAGTTGGGGATCTATATCTCCATTGGGATCAAATTTAGGATGCCATTTTAAAAGATCCCTATAAATAAGTTCATCTAAGTTTGTTTTTTCCAATTCATAGTATTTGTATTTAGTGGAAAGTCTTCTAATCCAAGCAAGATCCGATCCAGATAGAAGAAGATTGGATTTTCTATCAAATGATAATTCATATTCCTGGGCAAATTCCTCTTCTCCAAAGTCTGCTTTTTGCTGTTTAGCCCAAGCATCATCATGCCCAGGAACCTCCCAATAATCAACACGTTTAAATTTAAAACTATTTTTCCCTTTATTAGCTTTATCCCAGATTTCAAAGAATAAATTATCAACCCCATCTGGTGTTGATGATATAATACATTGAGATATTTTAGAACTAGAAAGAGTTGGATAAACTGATCTCCAGAATGAACGAGCTAATTTTTGATTAATATGAGCAAACTCATCAATGTAAAGTACATGGATGGTAAAACCGATAGCTGCTGTCTTTGTCGTTGCTTGAGAAGTAAGAGTACATCCATTATCCAGTCTTAATCCTAATGCTCCAATTTGAATGATACCAGGTTTCAAAAAGAAAGGTAGACCTCGGAATACGTTTACAACCTTTGAAACAATTTCTGTAGTTGTTGCCTGTTTATTGGCCAAAATAAGCATGTTACGATCTGTATGAAAGCAAAGATACCAAGCGAAAAAAGCAGAGATTGTTGTTGTGTTATGACTTAAAATCCCATTTGAATAGAATCTATGATCTGAAGAATTTACTGTAACATCAAACATAGAAATTTTATGTTTGAATTTTTTTATTTTAATAATTTTAGATAATCCATTTTTTGTTTGTATCTCGTCTCCTATTTTTAAATTTTTAATAAATACTTCTTGCATTAATTTATTAAAAACTATATGATTATCAGCTCCTTCTAACCACATTCCATTTTCAAGTTCTATTCTCCAAATAGTGTATGGCTGGGTTTTATGAATATGCGATATAGGTTTAAATCCGCTATCTGTTTCAATTTCCAAATTCTCTATAGGTATGCTTTCAATAATTTTCTTACTATTATCCTTTTCATCTAAACTTAAATGACGATATTCCCATTTTTCAATAAG